ACGAATGCCCCCATATAAAAGTGAAAGAGGTAATATAAAATTACGACCTTTATAGATGTTATTAACGAAACTCAGCTGGCGCTGACTGGTTACACCAACCGTCAAGACCAAGCAACATATTTGACTGCACCACTCAATGCTACTGACCTAACGTTTACAGTAGCAGATGGTACAGTCCTCACTCGTGGTTTAATTGAGATAGACGACGAGCTTATCTGGGTAGACAAGTTTGACCGTACCTCTAATACGGCAACCATCCCTGCTTATGGTCGAGGATTTCGAGACACAGTAGCAACTACTCACACAGCTGGTACTCGTGTAACCATTACGCCTTCCTTTCCGCGTAGTGTAATCCGCCGAAATATCAACCTCGCCATTGATGGTGTTTACCCAGATTTGTTCGGTACTTACTACACCACATTCACATGGCAAGCAGCGGTTACTACATACCCGTTGCCACAGGAAGCCATTGACGTTCTCGGACTTTCATGGCGCACCATTGGACCATCTCGTGAATGGTTGCCAGTTCGCCACTACCGTGTAGATCGTATGGCTAACCCAGTCACATGGAACAGCGGTAAGACCATCTCTATTCGTGAAGGTATTATCCCTGGCCGTGATGTCATGGTTACTTACACTAAGAAGCCAACACAACTTCAGTACGATACTGATGACTTTACAATGACAGGCTTGCCTGACTCAGCACGAGAAGTAATTATTCTTGGCGCTGCCTACCGTACAGCTATGTACCTAGACATGGGCCGTATTCCAGCAGCTACTGCTGAAGCAGATGCCCAGCAAGGTAATGACCCAGTTGGTTCTGCAACCAACGTTGGTCGTGTACTACAACAGATGTATCAGCAACGTCTTCTCGTCGAAGTACGTCGCCTTCAAGAGCAATTCCCCCCTCGCACGCACTACACAAGCTAAGGATAATACATGGCGACAAGACGATACTACTCAGCGGTTGCAGTTGATAATACACTCGCTTCTGCTATTAACAACTCTGTTACAAGCATGGTCCTTAACACCTCTCCAGTGGGCTACCCAGGAACATTTCCCTTTGTAGTTGCAGTTGACTATGAGACATCATCGGAAGAATTAGTGCTTGTCACCGCTGCATCTGGTACCACATTTACTATTACCCGTGGTTACAACGGATCATCTGCGCAGTCCCATAATGCTGGTGCAACAATTCGCCACGTAATTATTGCTCAGGATATGACAGACTTTCAAGACCATGTTGTAGCAACTGCTACCCATGGTGTTTCTGGAAGCATTGCTGATGCAAACCTGGTAATTCCAAAAAGTGTTGTAACAACTAAGGGCGATATTATTGCAGCATCAGGTGCATCAACTCCTGCTCGCCTTGGTGTGGGAAGCAATGGCCAAGTTCTTACCGCTGACTCTGCTCAAACTACTGGAGTTAAATGGGCTACTCCATCAACCAGCTCTAACTACACATTAATTGGAACAGTCAACCCTGCCTCTGGTAGCCAGTCTGTTTCTTTCACCAGCTTAAGCGGATACGATAAATACCAATTGTTCTGGTTTACGGGCGCAATGAATAACGCAACAGCAAATGGACCAACATGGACTTTTAACAGCGATACTAGCTCTAATTACGATGGCTATTATCAGTTTATTGGTGGTAGTTCCACAGTTGCAAACGCCTCCACAACTACATCTATTACCTACCCTGGATTTTTTTATACCAATATTTCTGGTTCTCTTACTATTAATGGTGCTTTATCAACAGGTGGAAAAAATTATTCATTACTTTCCTCTGGAGCAAATGGACCAAACTGGGGAACTATTAATTCTGGTGGTGTATATACAGGGTCTAGTGCTATCACTTCAATTCAATTAACTCTTACTGGAACAACATCGTTTGCATCTGGTGGAGTATTCAAACTATACGGGAGCGTAAACTAATGCCTGATATTAACCTATTTAATGCGTTGACTGGTCAAGTTATTGTGCGTGAGTACACACCAGAAGAAATTGCATTTGCTGCAGATGTTGCTTCCGTTCCATTATCAGAGCGTGGGATTGAACCAGTACCTACGGTTTAATGCTTTACGAAACATCTGATTCACCTCGCTCAATACTTCAAGGCGTGGATGATGCAGAAGCAGAAATTTTATTTGGATAAATAACCACCCGCTACCTACTTAACAGTAGGGGCGGGTCTTTTATTAAGGGGAAACGCATGACGCTAGAAGGCTTCAGACATATTGCTGAACGTCCAGTAATCCATATTGGTTCTGCTGCAAACAGCGGAGCTGTCTATGAAAACGTAGCAAACAACTACGATGTTGCTGTTGGTGGCTTGCCATTCTTCATTGGACCAAACCAGACTTATCCTTACAAGCGTGAGACAGCGCAGTACCGCAAGCAACAGATTGACCAAGCAAAAGAGCCAGGCGAACAAACCCTTACAGGTTGGTGGCTACGCTCACAATCCTCATTCCACTATGGTGCAGGCATTCGCTACGAAGAGCCAATCCAAGGCGAGACAGTAGGATTACGCTTTAATAAATCAGCTGGTGTAGAAGTATTCAACATTGGCAAGGTGACACTGCTTCCAGATGTGGCTAAGAAAAGCGATGTAACTAACGCCCCGCTTATGGCTGGCGGTACAGACACCAATGGCGTAGATGTAGTCATCTTCTCCGACGGTGCAGGTCTTTATCGAATTACCGCAGCGGGAACAAAGACAACCCTTACATGGGGTGGCTCTGGAACTATCCTTGCTGTCGCACAAGATGGCGAGAACTACTACGCAGCCAATGCTACAGGTATCTATAAAGGCCCATTGACAGGTGCTACCTCTGGCACATCTATCTTCACACACCCATCATCAGTAGGCACCGTTACCTCTGTTGCTATGAACTGGGTTAAGCAACGCCTCATTGCTGGCGTTAATAACTACATCTTTGAAGTAACGCCCATTACATCATTTACTGTTACCGCAGCGAACTTGTCATCAAATATAGCCACTCTTAAAACAGATTCTGTGGCTCATAATTTTTCAGTTGGTTCTCAAGTAACAGTTGCCTCTATGGGTACAAATTACAACGGCACTTGGTCAGTAACTGCTGTTACCCCTACAAGCGTATCGTTCTATCACAACAACGCCGATGTGGCATTTGCGACAGGGCTGACTGGCACCGTAGTTCTTGCATCTAACAACACCCTTCCCATCTATGCCCACCCAAATACCAACTGGGCCTGGACTGGTATCTGTGAAGGCCCTAACGCCATCTATGTCTCAGGTTATGCTGGTGACTCATCAACTGTGTATCGGCTTTCCCTAGATACAAGTGGTGCGATCCCGTTATTAACCAAGGCACTGACAGCTGCTGATATGCCAAAGGGCGAATTGATTTACGCCCTTGGTGCATATGTTGGCAAGTACATGGTCTTTGGTACCAGTAAGGGCATCCGCGTAGGCCAGATTGATACCTCTGGTTTCGTATCATCAGGTTATGTTACCTACGGCCCACTCACCGTCGTCACCAATGGCTACGATCCATCTACGGGTACAAACCTAAATGGCTTGCCATGTAAGTCCATCGCCTTCAATGATCGCTACGCTTACTGCACTGTCAGCAACTACATTGACAATGACGGATCGGGTGCAACCCTCAACTCTGGCGTAGTCAAGATTGATCTTAGCCGTGACTTGAGCGTCAACCAAATGGCATGGGCTACACACCTTCAGACCCCAACAAGCAATGAAGCAGTTGCCGTTTGCATGATTGGCTCAACCAACAAACTCGCTATTGGTATCAACGCTACGGGTATTTACTTCCAGTCCGACACGCTAGTTGTTAAGGGTTACCTTCAAACTGGCCAGATCCGCTATTTAACTCTTGAAGATAAACATTTTGAATTGGTCAAGCTTCGTGAAACCTTGCCAATGGTTGGAACTATTACCCTCACTGTTGTTAACACAGATGGAACAGTTGTTGACATCATCACGGCAGATAATACTTTTGACTTCACGCAAGACATTACAGGCATGGATACTCAAGACATTTATCCAAAAGAATCTATTGCCCTGCGCTTTACCTTTACATCTGCGACTGCACAAGCTGTCGGAACAGAGGACTCGTTTAATGGCTACCAATTGAAGGCATTACCTGCCGTCAAGCGTCAGCGTATTATTACCCTTCCCCTTCTCTGTTACGACTTTGAAGGTGATAGATATAACATGACTACTGGTTACGAAGGTGGCGCTTCAGAGCGCATCCAAGCCCTTGAAACTATTGAGTCTGGCGGAGATGTAATAGTTCTTCAGGATTTTACTAATGATGAAACCGTACGTGGAGTTATTGAAAGCATTTCGTTTATTCGTATGACACCCCCAGAGCGTCGTTTCAAAGGCTTTGGCGGAATGATTATGTGTCAATTCAGAACCGTATAACCGCCTACACAAAAGGAAACACCGCCATGAATTCAGATACCGCCACCATTGTTTACTCTTATTTCTTTGTAGCCGCAGCCCTGCTTGCAGGGATGGGCATGATTGCTAAACATACAATTGTTAAG